AGTATTACCACGCAATGGAGGAGGCAGTATGAATATGAATTTCAAACCTCAAGCAAAAAAAATGAAAGTTTTAGTTGCGTGTGAATACTCTGGTCGTGTTCGTGATGCTTTTGCAGCTCTTGGTCATAACGCTATGTCTTGCGATCTACTCCCGACTGAAGCACCAGGGAATCATTATCAAGGTGATGTTCGTGATGTTTTGTATAAAGGTTGGGATCTTGTTGTTGCTCATCCTCCTTGCACCTTTCTATCTGTAGCTGGCAATCGTTGGTTTAACGTTGAGCGTTACGGGCAAAAAGCTATTACCCGGCTGAAAGATCGTGAACAAGCAATAGCATTTTTCAAACTCTTTACGGATCTGGAGTGTGAAATGGTGGCTATTGAAAACCCTATTGGATGCATGAGCAAAACCTATCAAAAGCCATCACAAGTTATTCATCCGTACATGTTTGGCGATCCTGAGCGAAAAGCTACCTGTTTATGGTTGAAAGGCTTGCCAGCTTTACAGGCAACTAATGTGGTTGAGCCAACGATTGTGAAATACAAAAACGGAAAAGGCACTGATAGTCCGTGGCATTTGGATACCTTGAAACTACCAGCAGAAGAACGCAGAAAAGCTAGAAGCTTAACATTTCAAGGCATTGCTAATGCTATGGCTTTGCAATGGGGTGGTGATGTTCGTCATTTAGCCATGAGGGAAGCGGTATGAAACCAGAGCGGCTAATTGGCGATCACGGGGTGAAAAATGGATCTTGAATGGTTAGAGAAACAACGAAGAGAGCTGGAGAAGCGCTTTAATCCAGAACTTCACAAACTAAATGAGTGGGCAAGAAAAGTGGAGTTAGACGAACTGCACAAGCAACTATCAACTCCGAAAATTTGTACCGCAGATATTACACCAATTAACAAAAGAGCATTGCCGCAAGAGCTTTGGAAAGACCGAAAAATCAAAGAGCTTGAACAGGAGAATAAAGAACTTAGACGCAAGTTAGCAATGCATGTTTTAACGTACAGAAATGGGGAATCAATATGAAAGCTGCAAAATTAATTAGGGATAAAGGCTTTAAATACGCAAAGGAAATTGTTGATTCAGCACCAGAAAACGCAACCGAGTGGAATGAGGGTTATGAGTTCCAATGTGGTCAAAGTGTAGAAGTCAGCCCAGCAGATCTTGAGAAGTATTTTGTAGATTTGGTTGAGCTTAAACGTTTGGTGGAGTCTTTGGGCTATATAAGCAGATGGGGCGGCATTGAACGATGCAAAAAGCTTTACTTCGAATCTTCATTTAAAAGAGACCAGCACATAAAAGATTTGAAACGATACATTCGCGACTACGAATCAGTTTATCAACTCAAATGCTCACATGGTTATGACGTTGCATGCCTTATCTGTGGTTTTGGAACAGTTAATGGCGAGCGTGTTTATCACAATAAAGGAAAATCAAAATGACAATTTTTGAAGCACTAGCATTAACGGTTTTAATTTCAATTGCACTAGGTTTAGCCATTGGTGTTTGGATACTTGTGCGATATATCAAAAATCGCACAAAAGCAGAACAGGAATTTTTAAAACGTCATGGGATTGGTTCTCACTTTGTATGGCAACGCAAATGGGAATCAGATTTCTTATATGGCAATAAGAGTAATGACAACTCTGTACCAGAGGCAATTATTGAAGCTACTGAAAATCGCCGAGGTGAAAATGATCAAGCCTAAATGGGGGAGTTATCGTTTTTCAGTTGACAAGAATAAGACTGGTAAAAAACGGACTAATAGAGATCCATCACCACAAATCCCAGCATTTTTAATTAAGGGCCAGAGTTATGAATGTGATGTTAATACGCTGCTTAGCTGTAGCGTAAACATCATACCGCCGTCTATGAACAATTATTGGCTTGATTCTGGAAAAACCAGTAAGCGTTTAAGTAAGCGGGCTAATCATTTTGTTGAGGTGATGAAGCGTTTTATTCAGCCTCTTCAATACAAAGGCGATGTGCAGGTCATTATCGATTACCACATGCCAGACAAGAAAGTACGAGACATCGATAATATTTTAAAACCTTGCCTTGATGCTTTAACCAAGTGCGGGCTTATTGATGACGACTCTCAAGTAAAAAGCCTTTCAGTAAACGCTCGTCCAATTGTGGCGGGTGGTCAAATCGATATTCAAGTAAGAAAACATAACACAGGGGCTTAATAAATATGAATGCAGTTACAGAAAGTCAAGGTCGTAAACATTTTACAGTTGCTATTGATTGGAATGAGCATCCGATTGAATGGCATTTGGAGCAATACGGGTCATGGTTATTGTTAGACGGTAATGGGGAAACCTATTTAGGTTCAAGAGGCATTCTTGGTCATGTCATTGATGCTGAGAATGGTGTGCAAGTTGACCGCCGTTTTAGAGCGCCGCCTCGTTGTAAGATTGATGTGTTTCATGCGATGGCAGTAGAGGATCTATTAAGTCACATGATGGAGACAGAAAATAAAAAGGTTAGGCACTGGATTAAATGCGTGGTTCTTTACCATGTAGATTTCAAGAAGGAAGATGAAATAGCAAAAAAACTTGGTGTTTCTGAATATTCGGTACAACGTGACAAAATGCTTGGTTTGGTTCGCATGGCATCACGTTTTAAGTTCACAAGCAAATTGATGGGGTAATGTTGACAAGCCAGACTGCATTCTGATACTTTTGTGATATGCTGGACGAAGTTATGGTCGATCAGCAAGATTTTAGTTAAAAGCTCACTTTTCAGTGGGCTTTTTTGTTGCCTAATAAAAAGTAATTCGAGGTAATTATGAAAACAAAAATGCTATGTGTAGGTCTTGCTGCTGCCCTAATGTTTGTTGGATGTTCGCGTGATGCACAAGTAGCTTCTAAGAATCTTTCTTATGCTGCTGACAACTTCCAGCTAGACCGAAGAATTGTTTTTTATAACGGCATTACTGGTGACTACATTCTTACAATCGAAGGTAAATGCTCTTTTGATGCAGTAAGTGAAAAGAAAGTCGATGTAACTTGTAAGACAGGTGATTCTGAATTTAAAAAACATTCATTGGGTATTTCTGACAATGTTACTTATTTCTCTGAGCAGCTAACCAGTAAGGGTGTGAGTACGTATCATTACAAAGTAGCGTTTAAACCTCAATCAATCATCCCTGATATTGATTTGAAAGTTAATTAAGTTCACTTAAAAGTTTGTTGGTTGTCCGGACGGATTACGGCATATATGGCCCCGCTGAATACTAGTTATTGGCGGGGCTTTTCTTTTTTGGAGTGTGTCTATGGCTGACAAATCAGAAGTTAAAAAGGATCTGGATTTTTGTTCGTGTGAGCTTGAGAAATATCAGAACCTTTCACGCACTGGTTTATCTCGTGACGAGCTAATCACTATCGATTCAATAATTGTTCGGCTGAAAGGACGTATACGTAATTTGCGTGAGCTGAAAGGTGAGGAGCCTAAGAGTGGAAGATAACAAAACATTAGCAGAAGTGGCTCTGGAACTTATTAAGCAAAATACTGAGTTAGTTAAGCAGACAAACAAGCTGATAGAGCAAAACACAATAATCATGCAAATCAATGCTGAACAATCAGCGCAGCTTAGCGAGGTGCTCGCAATGTTTGATGATGTTGAGCCATCACAAAAAGCTAAGTCTTTGGATGGGTGATGTTATGAATTTTAATATTGAGCAGATCAAACCTGACACCAAATATCTATTAGTTAAATACGACTCAACAAGATTTGTCTCATCACACCAGCAGGAATCTTTCCATAAAGCATTGCGCACATTAGCAGATAAAACTGGTTTAAATGTGGCAGCAATAGATAAGTCGATAGCCATTGAGCAGCTAAGTGATGAAGATTTAGCGAATGTTGGCTTAATGAGGATTAATAACAATGCCTAGAATAGTAAGCATCATTCCACCAGAGAGTAAAGGAACTGCCACTCTTTCCACTGGTACAAAAGTTTTACTTGATAATGGTGAATATCTCCAGCATGTAAACAAAATAACTTTAGTGGCGGAGCCGGGGCAGCCGTGGAAGGCAATCATTGAGGTGCATCCAACCAATCAAGAGCAAATAGATGCACTGTTAACTGATCTTGAAGTGGTTAAACGCAATGAGGCTTTTAATCGTCTGCAAGAAATACAAGAGGAAATGCAACACCTTCAGGATGAAAAACTATTTCTTGAGCATAAGTATCTTTCAGGGGTTACTGGTGTTTCTATTGATGGTGTTAAGGATGTACCCAAAGAAGGTACATGGTTATTAAAAGAAGATGAAAAGATTTTATCTCTACCTAACATCATAGATGCCAAACAACTCTTAAAGAATTTTTCTTTACATGGCTCGTGTTGTGCCACACCAGATTTAAAAGGTAATGACAAATGTCCAGACCCTGCCGAGAATTCGGATGCACAAACTTAGTTAAGTCCGCTAGTCAGAAAGGCTATTGTGATGATCATGCACATAAGCGAAGTGGTTGGGGTAAACAGCAAGACCGAACAGGATCAACAACCGAGCGTGGTTATGGTCATGCATGGCGTAAGTTACGCGAAAGTATATTAGAGCGTGACGGCTATCTATGCGTGCACTGCCGCGCCGTTGGTCGTGTATCACCAGCAACAGACGTTGACCATATCAAGGCTAAAGCTTTTGGTGGTACTGATGATCCAGACAACCTACAAAGCCTTTGTGGTACTTGTCATAAAGAGAAGACAGCAAAGGAGAGTGGCTAATGGATCTAATGGGTATTGTCGTTTATGGGATGTTGGTTGTTGTAATCCTTTATACCTTATATGCTTTAGTTTATTTCTTGCGGACTGAATGCAAGCTCTTTAGAAAGCGAAAATAAAGATGAGGTGTGCATGCAATTCACAGGCACAATAGAAATATCATTTAAAGATGAGTGTAACTGCACTGGTTGCTTCTATACACGTGTGCATGGTGGCTATATGCCTTGTCAAAGAAATCGGAAGAACAAAGCAATCAATGGACAGCCGATCCAGCCACCAAAGAAGCCTTAATAGCAACTTAGTTTGGTGTAATGGCTTTCGGCATTAACCGAAGCCCAAGTGAGTGCACTTATGACAACAAGAACCTTTAAAACAATTGATGGTCGTAAGCTTGAGTTTACTGTTACTCAAGAACAATCTTCATGTGCTCATGACTCAATCATTCCACATCCAAATAGATTCTATGATGAGCACAAGCATACATATCAATGTGCTAAATGCGGGTGGTTGTTTTCTCATGATCAGTTATTGCTGCTTAAGTTTGGCGGTAAGGACAAAGTGAATGATGCAACTAATACCAAAGCAATGGATGATGTTTATTGCTGGGAGTTGAAGAAGTGGTTTAATCACAAGTATTGGGTTGCGAAGATGAAAGACACCCATACAGGTGTGACACTACGTGAATTAGTAATAGCAGCAAAACTCTAACTTAATAAATCTAATGGCCTCCTTCGGGAGGTTTTTTATTGCCACCAACAAAGGTAAATAAAATGACTTCAAAACTTATTCATGCGCATGATGTTGATAAAGGTTCTGATGTTTACTTTGATCCAATTGGGGTTGAAGGCGCTCTAATTGAATGGACAGGAAAGAAGGACTATAGCCAATACATTTATAGCGTGAAGCTTTACATGAGAAGCGGGAACATAATCAGTTGTGTTGTTAATGAAGATGGTAAGAAGAAGATTCTTGAGCATGTTCACTGATGTATAAAAATTGTGCATAAACCGCCGTGGCGGGGAGGGGTGGGGTGAAAGTTCAGCGCCTTAGCCGAAATGACCGCCCCCCTAGTCAAATTTTTACGCACGCGAAATTAAAAATTTAAAGGGTTGACAAAATGGGTGGAATTGCGTCCGTGCCGGGGCGGGGTAGAAAGCCCAAGCCAGTCGAAACTAAACGAGCATCCGGCAACGTTGGAAAACGGCCATTAAACAACAATGCGCCTGAATTTACAGAAGTCACAAATATTGATGTTCCCTCTTATATGGAAAATTTAGAGTTCGCATCAATGATCTGGAAATCTATTGTTCCCGAACTCCTTAAAAACAAAGTCCTTCGCATAACGGATATGCATAACGTGGAGGGTTTTTGTTTGGCTTATGAGAATTGGAGAAAGTCTCAAAAAGAAGTTCAGCTAAATGGAATTGTTGTTGCTGGTGCGCAAGGTGGGCCAGTTAAAAACCCGGCTTTAACAGCAATGAACGAGGCGGCAAGACAAATGACAATGTTTGGCGCTTTGCTTGGGCTAGATCCTGCATCCCGGAACAGAATTACCGGAACCGGGCAAAAGAAAAAAGGCAATGCATTTGCAGGAGTCTTAGAAATGTGAGGATTTGAATGGCTGCTACATACCCCAATGTTGACGCTGCCAACAGATGGGCTAAGGCAGTTATTGCTGGAAAAATCCCTGCATGTAAGTGGGTAAAATTAGCCTGTCAACGTCACCTAGATGATTTAAAAAAATCAAAAAAACGTGATTTTCCTTATAAATTTGAGCCTAGACTTGCTGAAAAAAAGATACTTTTTGTCGAACTATTACCTCACACAAAAGGTGAGTGGGCTTTAAAAAGACTAAAAATTTCTTTAGAGGATTGGCAAAAATTCGGTCTGGCAGTCACATTCGGATGGGTTAGAAAAAAAGACGGTTATCGCCGCTTTCGTGAAAGCTATTGGGAAATACCTCGTAAGAATGGTAAATCAGCCATTGCTGCTGGTGTGGCGCTCAATATGTTTTGCAATGATGGTGAGTTCGGATCGGAAGTGTATTCTGGAGCCACAACTGAGAAACAGGCATGGGAAGTATTTAAGCCAGCAAGATTGATGGCGAGCAGATCTCCAGACTTACTAGAGGCTACAGGTATTGTTGTAAATGCTGCTAGCCTTGAGGTCCCTACAGATGGCTCCATTTTTGAGCCATTAATTGGTGATCCTCCTGATGGTCAGTCCCCACATTGTGCAATTGTTGATGAATACCATGAGCATATTGACTCACGTCTCTATGACACCATGCAAACTGGTATGGGGGCACGTAGGCAGCCTCTAATTTTCACTATCACTACTGCTGGATTTAACATTGAAGGCCCATGCTATGACTTGCGTGAGCGAGTTATACAGATGCTTTCTGGTGTTATTGAGGATGACGAGTTATTCGGTTGGATTTGGACCATTGATGAGGATGACGATTGGACAGATCCCAAAGTATTGCAGAAAGCTAACCCAAATTATGATGTTTCTGTATATGGCGATTACTTGGAGTCTCAGCAAAAAAAGGCAGTTCAACATCCTTCTCGTCAAAATACATTTAAAACAAAGCATCTAAATGTATGGGTATCTGCGAGAACTGCGTTTTTTAATATTGAGAAATGGAAAGCTTGTGAAAACAAGGGTCTTGATATTGATCAATTTAAAGCGGTTCCATGTTTAATTAGTGCCGACTTGGCTTCAAAAATCGACTTGGCTGCAGCGGTGAATTTATTTTATCGCCGTGAAAGTGACGGGAAAATTCATTACTACTGTGTTGCTCCAAAATTTTATATTCCCGAAGACACAATTTTTAATGGTGAAGAAAAGCAGGTTATCAAGCTTTATCAGAAATGGCACAACATGGGCCTAATTGATGCGCATGATACTGCTGAAAATGACCTTAATAAGATTGCAGACGATATTACTGACATGGCCCAGCATGTGGCTTTGACTGAGGTCCCATTGGATGAATGGGGTGGATTTCAAATCGTTAGTAAGATTGAGGAAAAGGGATACACAGCAGTCAAGATTCCAAAGACAACTAAGTCATTCTCTCCAGCGATGCGAGAGTTAGAGGCGGCTATTGCTGCAAAGCGTTTTCACCACGATGGGAACCCAATTCTAACTTGGATGATTAGTAATGTTGTTGCCAAGCCTGATGCTAATGACAACGTTTTTCCGCGTAAACCAAACAACTCCAAAAAGATTGATGGGGCAATTGCTCTGTTAATGGGAATTAATCGCGCCATGTTCTTAGCTGGCGAGGCAGATCCAAACGACTTTTATGATGATCCAATTATGGTGGGTGTATGAATAAGAAACCAAACCGCTTAGCCAGAGCGGCTAAGGCGGCTTTGCGGTTTCTGGGGCTAAATGGTCAATTTAGCTTAACCCCTGATGTGCTCCAGAATTTACAGAGCACAGCAAGCGGAAAGTTTGTCACGGTAGATTCGGCGCTTCAATTGAGCGCCGTTTTTGCATGTGTAAGACTTGTATCGGAAACCGTCTCAACTTTGCCCTTAAAACTTTATAAGGCAAATCCTGATGGCAGCAGTACATTAGCAAAAGAACATCCGCTGTATAACGTGTTATGTAGTTCACCAAACTATGAAATGACACAAAGCCGGTTCCTACTTTTTATCGTAGCAAGCATTGTTTTATGGGGTAATTCCTATACTGAAATTATCCGAAGTGCAAATGGTAGAAGGATTGTTTCATTAGATCCATTATTGCCTCAAAACATGCAGGTTATAAGAAATAAAGTAAGTGGCGCTTTAGAGTATTTTTATACCGTTGATGGTGTTCGCCGTCAGATAAATGAAAAAGATATTATGCACATTAGAAGCTTCGGCATTGATGGTGTAATGGGGATTTTTACCATTTCCAAAGGTCGCGAGACATTTGGGACGGCAATGTCAGCCGAGCAAACAGCGGCCAAGTTTTTTGAAAATGGGCTACAAACTTCTGGCTTTTTGAGCACCGATAAAACCAATACTCCAGAACAAAGACAGCAACTCAAGAAAAACATTGAAAGCTTTATGGGTTCTAAAAATGCCGGAAAGGTCATGGTTCTTGAAAATGGCTATTCATATAACGGCATTACTATGAATCCAGAAGCGGCTCAGATGCTAGAAACTCGCAGTTTTGAGATTGAGGAGATTTGTCGCTGGTTCCGTGTTCCACCTTTCATGATTGGTCATCTCGACAAGCAAAGCTCTTGGGCGGCTTCTGCTGAGGCTCAAGATTTACAGTTCTTAAAATATTCATTACGTCCGCTGCTGGTGAATATTGAGCAAGAAATTTCTCGTTGCTTAATTGGCCGCCTAGAGAGTGAGGTTTACTTTGTTAGCTTCAATATTGAAGGCTTATTGAGAGCGGATAGTAAAACGCGTTCTGAGTATTACGCCTCAGCCGCAGATCATGGCTGGATGAATCGAAATGAAATTCGTGCAAAAGAGAATTTGCCACCAATTCCGGGTGGGGATATCTACACAATCCAATCTGCATTAATACCACTTGACCAAGTGGGAACAAATTATAAAAAGGGGATGACTGATGGGTAAACGAAGTTTATTACCTAGAGCCGACTTTAAATCAGAAAAGCACGGGTTTTCATTGCCCCTTGCGCTGGATCGCTGGAATCCAGCAATAAAAGCCGCAGACGAAAGTGACAATACAATTAGCATCATGGATCCCATTGGTTATGACTGGTGGACTGAAACAGGTGTTACTGCAAAACGAATTAGTGCGGCTCTCCGGTCCTTGAATGGTGCTGATGTGGTTGTGAATATCAATTCCCCCGGCGGTGATGTTTTTGAGGGTTTAACAATTTATAACCTGCTTCGCGAATATGAAGGACATGTCACGGTTCGAGTTCTTGGGCTTGCTGCTTCTGCTGCCTCGTTTATTGCTATGGCCGCAGATGAGATCCAGATCGCACGAGCGGGCTTTTTCATGATTCACAATGCATGGACAGGAGTTTGGGGCAATCGCAACGATATGCGCGAAACAGCCGACTTTCTTGAGCAAATAGATGAGACTATTGCGGACATTTACAGTATTCGCACAGGTCTATCTATTGATGAGTTAAAAGCTCAGATGGATAAGGAATCGTGGATTAATGGTAAAAATTCGGTAGAGCAAGGATTTGCAGATAGCTACCTTGATTCTGATGTTGTTGAGGAAGGTGCGGCCAATTCTGTAAAAGATCGCATTGCGGCTCACAAAATCGACTTAATTATGGCTAAAGCCGGGATAACTCGAAGTGAACGCCGTGACTTAATGAAAGATTTTAAGGGCACGCCAAGCGCTGCCAAAGAACAGACTACGCCAAGCGCTAGTCTTGATTTGTCTGGCTTAATAGAAGACATGCGTACCGCTGCTCAAAAATTCTAAGCCAATATTTTTTTTAAATTCATAACCACCCTTTGAGGTGGTTTTTTTGTTGAGTAAAATTTATGTCTGAACGTACAAATGACCAAGCAGCAGAACAACTTAAGCAAGTTAATGCGACTCTTAAAGAGCTAACAGAAAAAGTTCAGCCAATGGCTGAAAAGGCTTTGAATGAAGCTAAAAAAGCTGGGGATTTATCAAACGAAACAAAGCAGGCGGTTGACCAAGCATTAACAGATTTAAACTTGCTTCGCCAAACACAAAATGAATTGCAAACGCAATTAGGTGAAGCGGAGCAAATGTTTGCACGCATCGGCAAAGGCGGTAACAACAATAATGGCGTGTCAGATCGTGCTGGTGATCTTGTTATTAAAGATGAGTCTTTAATCAATTTCACAAAAGACGTTCGTGCTGGAAATCGCTTAAACGTGAATGTGCCACGTAATGCATTGACCTCTTTTGCTGTAAATCCGGTTGATGGTACTACCCCGATTATTGCCAAGCCAAACCAGCGCTTAACAATTCGTGACTTGCTTGCACCAGGTCGCACTGGCTCAAACGCAATTGCGTATTTGCGTGAAACAGGCTTTACCAATAATGCTGCTCTGGTTCCAGAAAACACAGCAAAACCTTACTCTGAAATCGCATTCGAAGAAGTGATGGAAAGTGTAAAAACCATTGCTCACATGTTGAAAGCATCTAAGCAAATTCTTGATGACTTGCCACAACTTCAAAGCTTCATCAATAACCGCATGTTGAACGGTTTGAAGCGTGCAGAAGATACACAGCTTTTGTTCGGTTCAGGTGTTGGCAACAACTTAAACGGGATCTACACCCAAGCTACGGCTTATAGTGCGCCAATCACTATTGCGAATCCGACTAAGGTGGACATCATTCGCTTAGCAATGCTTCAAGCAGCTTTAGCTGATTACTACGCTACTGGTACGGTTTTACACTCAAAAGACTGGACCGAAATCCAGCTGCTTAAAGACACTACAGGCGCTTACCTGTTTACAAGTCCATTTGGAACCATGACTCCTTCATTGTGGGGCCTACCAGTTGCAGAAACGAACCAAGCTGGTTTGGATGGCAAATTCTTAACAGGTGCTTTTGCAGAAGGCGCTCAAATCTTTGATCGTGAAGATGCCAATGTGGTGATTTCTACAGAAAACCAAGACGATTTTGAAAAGAACATGATTTCAGTTCGTTGTGAAGAGCGTCTTGCACTTGCTGTGTATCGCCCAGAAGCATTCGTTAAAGGCACATTCCCAGTACCTGCACCTTAATTTAAGTAAGAGAGGGGGAACCCTCTCTTTTTTGGAGCAATAAACACATGAAAGTTAAATTTCTTGATGTAATCCAGATGGGTACTCACCTTTATAAATCTGGTGAGGTTGGTGAGTTCTCAAGTCAAACGGCCGAAGAGCTTATTAAAAAAGGTTTAGCTGTTTTAGATGATGGCACTGAAACTGCCGGAACCACACCAGATCAAAAGCCAAAAACTGGTAAGGGTGGCAAAGGTAGTAAAGGTAAAAATGCAGAGCCACCAAAAAATGAAAACGGTGCTGATGGTGAAGAAAACAAAGGTTCGGGTGTTGAGGCCAATGATTCAACTAATGAAGCCAATGGTTCAGAAGATGAAAATAAATCTGATGAAAACACCCAAACACCAAGCGAAGACACAAAACCAGAATAATTAGGGCAATGTCATGTCAGTGATTTCAATAAATAAAGCTATGGCTCACTTGCGTGTCGATGAGGACATTGACAATGACATTGCAAGTAAACTTGAGTCTGCTGAGCGCATAGAAAAAGAGTATTTAAATAGGAATTTTTATTTAGATAAGGCCGCGCTTGATTTAGCCAAAGAAGAAATACCTTTGATACTTTCTGAGGCGAAAGTTCAGTATGACCATGATGTGGATTTTGCTAGAACACTCGAAGGCGATTTGATTGATAAATTCATTCACACAGCTTCACTGAATTACGATACAGCAATTCGGAAGGCCAAAATGATTAGTCTTGGCATTGTGGTAAATGAAGCAATTGAAATAGGAGTTTTGCTGATTCTAGGTAATCTTTATGAGAACCGCGAAGACCTAACAACAGCAAACGTTTACGAATTGCCTAGAGGTGCTGAATGGCATTTACACCCATTTAGAACAGATCTGGGGGTTAGTTAATGCAAGCTGGTAAATTAAAACATCGTATTACGATACAAAGGCCAATTAACACACAAGACCCGGTTACTGGAAAATTAATTCAGACTTGGGAAAATTTCAAAAGTATTTTTGCGGAAGTTACCGACTTATCAACACGCGATGTTATTGCTGCCAAAGCTGCCAATAGCTCAATTCAGGCACGAGCAAAAGTTCGCTACAGCACTACAACCAAACAAATTAACAGCACAATGCGGGTTCTTTTTGATGGGTACTATTACAAGATTGATGGTAACCCTATGCGAGACCCAGACTCACGCCGTGAGTATTTAACTATCAACCTTGCAACAGGTGATAAAGCATGGAATGGGTAAATTATGACAACTCAAATACATGGCTTGGAGCCTGCATTAAGACGAATGCGGGCAATTGGTAATGAAAAAACTGTAAAACGTATTGCTCGTAAAGCGATGCGGCAGGCAATGAACATTGCTCGGGATGAAGCCCGTCAAAAAGTTAAACGTTTAGATGATCCCACCACTCCTGAAAAAATTTGGAAAGAAATTGTTGTTCAAAATGGCCGAAGTAGAAATAAAAACACTTTGGTTATGCGCGTTGGAGTGCGTGGTGGCGCACGTATCCCATATACAAACAATGCTCAAAATAGACGTGCTGGGCGTGTTGGTCAAACTTACCAAGCTGACGGCCGAGTATTTTACTGGAGATTCCTTGAGTTAGGCACAAGTAAACAGCCTGCTACTCCATTTTTAAGACCAGCACTTTATGAAAACATTGAACAGATAACAGATAAGTTTGTTCAAGTATTTAATTTTGAACTTAGTGTGGTTTTAGGTGCAGCTTAATGATTAAAGTCCCAATTTTTAAATTAGCAAGAGCAGATCCAGCAGTAAGAGCGCTACTCGAAAGTAATAATATCTTGAGAGTTTGGCGTTTTGGATCTGCTCCAGATCAGCCTGAAACACCGTATGTTACATGGCAAATTATTTCAGGTGATTCAAATAGCAGTCTTGATTCTCGCCCAGTTTCTGATAATGCAATCATCCAAATCGATGTTTATGCAACCGATGAAGATGTTGTGGAGCAAGTTGCAACTGCAATGAGAGACGCAATTGAGCTTGACTGTTATGTAGTTCGATATGGTGAAGCAGATAAGGACCCAGTAACGGGAATGCCTCATTATTCTTTTGACGTTAGCTGGATAGTAAACCGCTAGAAAACACAAAAACATTTTTTCACTTAGCACCCAATCGGGTGCTTTTTTTATGCCTAAAAGGAGCGCTCTTAATGGCTAAACATGTTAAAGCTCAAAAAACGCAGTTATTTACTGTAATTGCGGGAACCGTTGTGCGTTTTATTTGCCCTAAGCGTATTTCGTTTGGTCAAGACTCATTTGGAAAGATTGATGTAACCTGTCTAGATGCTGATGTCAAAGAATATGAACGCGGGATGCGCGATCCGGGTGAAGGTGCAATTGGTATTGATTTGGATGATGAAAACACAAGTCATGACAAATTATTGGAAATTGCCGCATCTGGTGAAAAGCTACAGTGGTATGTAGGTTCAAGCCACTCAACAACGCCTCCAACATATGATGCAACTACAGGTATTGATCTGCCAGAAACTCGTTCTTGGTGGTCATTTGAAGGCTATCTAAATGATGCAGCCCCTAATGACATCGAAGTTGATACAGTGATCGGTTATGAGTTCACTTTAGTTCGAACTTCGGGTGTAACTTATACTAAACGTACGGTGACTCCATAAAATGGCTAAGATCAGTATTACAGACTTAAAGCAGAGTATAACTACTCTGAACGTTCCAGTTAAAAAAAACGGTTATATGGAATGTTGAAGTAACAGAAAGTAATGTTGCTTCACTTAAAAAATTGACCAAAAACTCATTGTTAGAACTTGGTGAAACGGTTGAACTTGAAGCTGATGTTTTTGTTAAAAAAATGAGCTTCAAGGAGAGCCGAGAGGTTTCTAAAGCAGTCGAGTGGGAGTTTAACTATAAGAATCCAGAGGATTCAAAAGTTAAAAGGGTTGACTCAACCCTAATGCAATCGGCTCAGTTGCTTGGTTCAATTTGCTCTGATCAAAAGGGAACACCTTTCTTCTCAAGTGTGAACGACGTCTATAAAGCCGAGCCAAGTTTGATCAATGCGCTATATGCTGCTGCCGATGAAGTTAATAACTTTATGGGAAAGTCACGGAAGAAGACCTTGCAGATAGAGAACTCTTTGCCGAGCTTGTCCTCAACGGAATCGGTGGAGGCTCCTTAGAGGAGGCCGAAGAGAATCTTAGTCATGCAGAGGTGATGTTTTGGAGAGCCTATCGTCAAAAATACGGCTCTCTTAACTTGGGTCGCCGGCTAGAGCAAAGTTTTGGTAGTTGGATGGCTCACTACACAGGATTTAAGGTTAAAGAAGGTACAAAAGTAGATCCTTATATATTTATGCCACATGAAACACCTCCTGATGATGACGAAGAATTGTCATTAGAGGAGTATTTTGAGAAGTATCATAGTAACTAACCCTATCATAAGGTGGGGCATGTGACATTTACACACCGTTTTGTTAAATTGAAAAAAAGTGAAAAACGGTGTGCACATGAATAAGTTTTTAATTATTGCTATTTTGAGTTGCTTAATGCTCGGATGTGGGAAAACAGAAAAAGAAAAACTTGATGAAGAAAGGAAAAATCTTGATTTGCAAGTACAGAAATTGGTTAAAGATAAATTAAAAGATGGTGAAACAGCTAAGTTTCGTAATCAATGGGAGTTGTGCGGTGAAGTTAATGCTAAAAATAGTTTTGGCGCTTACACCGGCTTTCAACGTTATTTAGTTACCAAAGAAAAAATATATTTTGAAAATGAGTATAACTCTGACCCAACCTCTATAGCTGCATTCAATCAAGTTTGGAGTGTTGACTGCAAGCAGTAATTAAATATTAATTTAAAAAACCCCGCTAATTCGCGGGGTTTTTTATTGCCCGGAGAAAGGTAATGGCCACAACATCACTTGGCAGATTAACACTTGATTTAATGGTGCAAACAGCCAGCTTTACTGAGCCTTTATCACAGGCTGAACGCAAAGCGAAGTCAGCAAGTAAAGGGATTGCAGATTCATTTGATGTTGCAGCTATTGCGATAAGTGCATTGGGTGGTGCTATTGCTGGGTTATCAATTGCAGAGCTTGTGAACTATAGCGATAGAGTCATTCAGGCAGGTAATGACATACAAAAGTTTTCGAAACTTGCAAACAGTTCTGTGCGTGATTTCCAATACTATGCAAAAGGAGCTGAGACTGCTGGAATATCAATGGAGTCCTTTGCGGACAAAATGAAAGATATGCAAGATCGTATAGGAGACTTTCAGCAAACTGGCGGAGGTCCTCTTGCAGATTTCTTTGAAAATATTGCACCAAAGGTTGGAGTAACAATTCAGCAGTTTCAGAAACTTTCTGGTCCTGATGCGCTTCAATTATTTTACAACTCATTGGAAAAAGCTGGAGCTTCAACGAACGACATGAAGTTCTATATGGAAGCAATCATTTCAGATTCTTCATTGCTTATTCCATTGTTAGAAAATGGTGGAGAAGGTTTTAAAAAATGGGGTGATGCTGCTGAGCGTGCTGGCGCAATTATGTCTGACGACTTAGTTAAAAGCCTAGCTCAAGCAAGAGAAAACCTTCAATTAATGGATTTGCAATGGCAGGGAGTTGAGGCAAGACTTGTAAATAGTGTTGTTCCTGCTATCGAAACAGTGATAGAGAATTGGGACGACATTAAGGCGGTTACGATTGCTGTTTCTGCTGGTATTGCTACTCGATTTGTCCCGGCTTTGGTTATGGCGACCTATCAATTAGGACAAACAGCATTGTTTGCAGTGCGTGCCGGTGTGGGTTTAGCAAACTTCGCTAGAACAGCCGGCGCAACAACAAGTGTAATGGCCCTATTGGGCGGTCCTGCTGGGATTGGTATGCTGCTTACGCAATTGGCTGTAGCTGGTGGCGCCTATTATTTGATGTCTAAACAGACGCAAGATGCAACTGATGCACTTGAAGATCAAGGTCTTATTGTTGATGAGCTAAGGGAAAAATATAAAAAATTAACAGCATCGCAACTAGCTCTTAAAAGTATCGAAGCTGGAGAGGAAATTGATAAACAAACTAAACAATTAAAAAGTTTGTTTATCGCTTTGGAACAATTTGAGAACGACTTAAGAGTTCAAGGTGATACTAAACAATTAACTGGTATTCAAAACTATCTTAAGAGTTTGAAAGAAGGCGGAGATAAAGCGAAAACAGCTTTCTCTGAACTCCAAAAACAGGGATTGGTTAGCGAAACTACTCTTAAATTTATTGCTGAATTAGATACAAAAATCAATGAAGCAAATAATTCTATAGATCGTCAAAAAGAGATCCAAAATTTAGTTAAAAACGCAACTAATGACACAACTAAGGCGCAACAAGATCAAGCAAAGGCTGTTAATGACTCTGCAAAAGCATGGATGTCTTTAACCCAGAAACAACGTGACTACATTACCCAAGCCAAACAAGATGTGCTTAGAGAAGGATATATCAAGACCCTTGTAAGAGAAGGTATAGGAGTTGATAAGGCGAATGCATATGCTGATGCACAGATCGCCGCAAATGGAGAAAATGCTTTTAAATCACCATTGCCAAAGGATGTTCTACTTGCTGCCCGAGAGAACTTCAATCTAAAAAATTATACTTTTAGTAAAGACGAGTTGGCGGCAATTGCTCGTGCGCAAGGCATTGCAAAGACAAATAATTTTGCTCAAATCGAAAGTTTATATGGTTTGCCTGCTGGAACACTTGCCGCATTGATTCTTCAAGAATCTGGAGCTGATGCCGGAGCAAGAAGTCCTACCGGGGCAATTGGTCTTTTCCAAACAACGAGTGTGTTTAGAAAGCAATATGGACTTAATGCCAAAAGTTCTACTGAAGAAATTGCAACAGCAGCAGCTAAAGACTTATCTAAACATTTGGCTGATTTTGGAGCCATGGATAAAGCACTCATGGCCTACAATGCGGGTGCAGGTGGCTTAAGAACTTATTTGAGAGGTGGCCTATCAGATAGCAAGCGTAAAGAGGTTGCTGGTTACGCACCGGGTTTCCAGAAGTGGTTCGCCGGAGTATCTGGAAAATCTACTGTAGACAATTCAATTTTAATGCCTACACAGGCAGATCAACTTGAATTAATTAATAAGGCTGCTGAATCTCAAAAAGCCATTGATGATGCTAAAAAAGATGTCGATGCTCGGTATTACACCGAAGCTCAACGACTGGCTAAGGAGCATCAAGATAATGTAGATAAGATCACATTTGCTTATGGTGGAACTCCGCAGCTAAAAGAAAAACTTGCTCAAGAGGATGCTTTATATGCCGCTCAAATTGCGAAATTAAAAGCTGAAAAAGAACAGGAGTATAACCAATACTTCTCTTTTGAAACTGATCGTATAAAGCAAATTGAACGTGATTACGATATTCAAAAGCAACTTGTTAATGCAAATGTTGAGTATGACACAACAAAAAAAGCAGAAATTACTGCAGCTTTGGAGCGTCAAAAACAACAGGAAATAGCTTGGGAAAAGCTTGCTCAAGAACAACGCTTAAGTGATGCGAGTGCATTTTTAAGAACTGAACTGGAAAATATGCAAATACGCTTTTCATTCGAGCGTTCGCAGATTTTACTTAATTCACAAATCTCTAAGGACGAACAGCAAAAGCGAATTGCGTTACTACAAGCTCAAGAGCAATTAGGAAAGTTAGATAAAGCAACCCAAGCGAGCATGGCGTGGGATAGCACTAACGCAAGCCTAAATGGCTCAAGTGATCTTTATCAACTGGATCAAGAAAGACTTGGGCAAACTTCACAATCTATGGCCCTTGCAGAAGCACAAGCAGCTCTTTCGGAGTCAGCCGCAGAACAAGAGGCAATTTGGCAAGCACATAAAGATCGTATGTTTATGATCGATCAAAATTATGAGCTTAAAAAGTCGGCACTTGGAGCAAGGGTTGCTTCTGAAACTTTGGGGGGGATGGCTGATTTAATGGGTGGTTTAATGGGTGAACAATCGGCAGCCTATAAAACCATGTTTGCCATGTCTAAAGCATTTGCAGTTGCTCAAGCAATTATGAATGCACCACAGACTTACTCAAACGTTTATACATCTGCTTCTCTAATCCCAATGATTGGACCATATATCGCTCCAGTGCTCGCTGGTGCTGCTGTAGCAGTACAAGTTGCACAAGCAGCTCAGATCAAATCTGTAAACCTTACAGGTATGGCGCACAATGGTATTGATAGTGTGCCCAAAGAGGGGACTTGGTTGCTTGATGGTGGTGAACGTGTATTGAACCCTAACCAGAACAAAGATCTTACTAACTATTTGAACAATCAAAAAGATAGTGGGCCTCAAGTTGTGGTCAATAACTACAGTAAAGCCAGTGTTGATACGCAGGTCGGTGATGATGGGAAGGTGTATGTGACCATTGATGATGTATACAACCCAAACAGCAAGTACAGCCAAGCAATGCAGGAAAGTTTCAATATCTCAAGAAACAGGGGGTAAAAATTGGATAAGTTTATGCTCTGCCCGTTGTTAAAGGGGTATGACTTTACACCGGGCAACAATTTGCGAGAGCAAGAAACAGAAGGGGGACCTCCAAGACAGGTCCCTTTTTTTGTAGGAGCTTGGCACACGGTAAACGTTTCTATCTCTCTAAATAATGAGGATGAAAAGGAGTACTTCTGGGCTTTTTGGCGTGACAAGCAGTACAAACCTAGTAATTGGCTTTGGAGGCTAGCATTAGACAATGCAAGGCTAGAGGAATGCGAGTGCAGGTTTGTTGCAGATTCGCGCCCAAAAGAAGTAGAGCGAGATGGAAAAATCCTTCAACTCAGTTTTCAGCTAAGAATCAAGCCTATTCACCGTGATCATGAAAATGACAGGGACATTATTGAGGCTTGGCAAAATGGAGGCCCGGCAGTTATAGGCACAATTGAAAAAGTACCAAATGAATGGTTCTCGAACGCTACAGGAGTTTAGTGATGATTATTACTGATGAAATGCTAGCAGTTTTAGACCAGTCATCTGGGCCAGTCGGCTTGCTTGAATGTATCGAAGTATCACACCCTAATTGGCCGCGTGTACTTCGATATATCGTGAATGGTAGTGATCCGATGGATCTAACACATGAGGATGGGCAGACTTTTACCTATTCTTTTGCTCCCCTCAATATTACACGGAGTAATGAAGAGGAGAATTTGGATCAGAAAATTACGGCAGCTATCGGTGATGTAGGATCTGAAATCCCCGACTTGGTTGATCTTGTTTTAAAAGACTCGGTTCGAATACCCCCTATATTGAATTATAGAGCATATGTTATCGGCAAATATGACCTGCCGTGTACATATGCTAAAGGGCTTGAAGTTATTGTAATTACAAGGGATTGGAAAGGCACTAGCTTTGAGGCGCAAGCTCCCGGTTTGAATGATTCAGGAAATGGGGAAATTTATTCGGCAAGTACAGATCCTAGTTTAGAGGGATTTTACTCATGAATATTCGTCAGCTTTTTTATTGTGTCTATGATCCAGAAAATTTCCATTGCGTGCATTTCGTCATCTTGGCCGCAAAGGTCATCTTTGGGAAAGATTACACGCCGTGTTTTTTGGGGCTTACTGGACCATTACAGGAATCAATAAAAACATCACGTACTACAGTTCACAGAAACAAGCACATCAAAAAGCCGGAAGACGGCTGCATTGTCTTAATGACTTACCTAGATCAAAGCTCCCACGTGGGGCTTTTTTTTCAGGGTCGAATTTTTCATTTGATCGAACGCGGGCCGCAGAGAATCACTGTAGAGCAGGCGAATAGTATTTTTAGTCGGATTCGATATTATGAGCCAAATTTATCTTTACCAGAACTCTCTCAACAAGAACGAAGTTGATGTAATCGATACAGATAACATTCTGTTTGAATTTCTTAAAGTAAAAAAACAATTTCCTCAAGCAAAAATTTATCTGGGTAATCCTTGCCCTGAAAATGAAATAACACCATCAATAAAAGATAAGGCATCAATTGCGCGCTTAACCGAAATTGCAGATGACTGCAGTATTGTTTGTCATCCGGGTGAATTAAGCTCATTTGTGACATGGGTTGCAACAAAGATTCTGGGTTCTGCTGTTTCTGCTTTGGTTAAGGTTCCTAAGCCAAACATGAGTAATAACGGCTCAATGTCTGGTTCAAGTAACAATAACTTATCAGATCCAGAGAACCGCCAGCGTTTAAAACAACGTATACCTTTCATTTTGGGGCGTGTTAAGGCTATTCCAGATCTTTTTGCTCCAGTCATCAAATACTTTAAAGATGGGGTCGAAGTTGAAGAATCTTTGATGTGTATTTGTGAAAACCCCATTCAAGTTTCTAACTTCAAGTCGGGCGATACACCAATACAAGAGATACCCGGCACAAGCCTCTCAGCTTATGGTCACAACCAATCTTTAATTGGGAATGAAACTATATTCAAGTGGGGCGATACATTTGATCAGCCACCAGTTATTGCCCGTCAAAATGCTTCTATTAACGGACAAACTCTTTTGCCGCCAAATAGCACCCGTATTGAAGCCAGTGATATTTATTTCCAATATCCAAATTTGATCAAAGCGAATGATCAAGGCACTGCTGATAAATTTAATGCGTTTGATATTAATGACTCTTTAATTATTAGTGGGGCGAATTTTGGTATTAATGACTTGGCTATTACTGGGCAAGTTGATGTAGACAATACCAATAATACATTTTCGATTGCTTCAAACCAGACCGTTGTAGACTTTCAAGATTACCGAAAAATCAATGTAACTTCTTTGCTTGTAACTGATCCTGTGAATGGTCAACTAGATCTTGCGGGTTTGTACGATATTGACACCATTACGTATGTGTCTGGTGTTTATACGATTCATTTAAAGAATCCAGTTTCAACAAACTCCAACTTTGCAAATCTTACCGAAGTTTTAACGGCTAATTTATCTGCAAACCTTACAGCTAATTCAGCAAACATTTTCTTGGATGGTAATTACGTTGTAACTGGCGTTGATATAGCCAACAAGCAAATTTCTTTAGCTACCCCAAGTGCTGTGAATGATGACTGGAACAAGCTCGCAGACTTAGCGGATCAGAAAACCAGTACCGGTACAATTAAGCTAAGAGGGAGCCAAGAAAATTATATTGGATGGTTTACGATTGAGTCGGCAAAAGCTACTGGTCTGCTGCTTAATTTCCAAGCGCTTAATGGTATCTATCAAGGCTCAGATGCAAAGTTTGTAGATATTTATGTTGAATATCAGCAAGTAGTAAATGGTGCGCCTACTGGTACAGTTTACAATCAAACCATTCGCTTAAATGGTAAAGCTAACAATCGCGACAGTGTCGGCGGTTCAATGTGGATTACGCTGCCATTTACTGGTGCCGTGCGTTTTCGCGCACGCCGTACAAACGACAATGGTGATGCTGTAGATCTATCAGACGAAACTAAGTTTTATACAGCATACGCATATCATTACTTATCCAAGCTTGTATATGACAACAGGGTTTTAATTCGTCAACGTACACAAGCAACACGTGCAGCAACGGCCATTGATAGCCGAATGACAAACTGTATAGCAGAAAGTCTGGTTTACTCATACCGTGATGGTGTTAAGTCGGATACCCGCATACCTTCAAGATTTATTCCTGATCTAGTAATTGAATTAGCTTTGCATAAGTTGATTGGACGAAGAACATTGAATGAAGTAAATGTCGAAAAACTTTATTCAGTTTTTGATGAGGTTGTCGATTATTTCGGCTCAGAAAAGATGGCTGAGTTTAATTACACAATTGATGATGCTAATCAATCATTTGAAGAGATTCTAAGAATGTTGGCGGGCGTCTCTTGCTGTAATGATCGCCGTCTGAATCGTCAGATTTACTTTGAGCTTGAGCGGGCGGGTCGAGAGCCTTATTTATTATTCAATCACCGAAATAAAAAGGCCCGTACAGAAGTTAGGACAATCCGAACAAAACCAGAAAACAATTATGACGGTGTGGAAATGACATACGTTGATAGTGAAGCTGGATGGATTGAAAAAACTTTGAAAATTCCTAATGACCAAGTCACTAACCCGAAAAAAATTGAAGGCTATGGAATTGTTTATAAGCAGCAAGCGCATATTGTTGCGTGGCGTGCTTGGAACAAAATTCAATTTCAAGCAATTAATTGCCGTTTTTCATGTTTTGCCGAAGGTGAGTTGGTTGGTAGTGGCGATCCAGTAGCAGTGGTTGATGATACTCGATTAGCACCAACATTTTTTGGTGATCCTTCACAAGCGATTTTGTCGGGAGAGGTGCTCGCTTGGAATGGCTTAAACATCACAGGCTCGCAGCCTTGCAAGCTATCTACCGAGCATTCATTTGTAATCCATTTACAGCTCAAGAGCGGTTACATAGATATTATCCCGGTAACGCAAGGTCAAACTGATTTTGATTTTGTTCTTTCTCGTCCACCAGTTGAAGCACTGGTGACAGAAGGCGAAGTTAAAACCGTTTATTCACTCTCTACTGATGATCGGCAAGATGATGATCTATTCCTCATAACAACAAAGAGAAGGGCAGGTATTTTTGAAAATGAATTAACACTCGTAAACCTTGATGAACGTTACTATCAAAATGATAGTGACATAAAAAACAACCTAATTTAATTACCAGTCCTTTAGATCCCCGCATTTGCGGGGATTTTTTTTGGAGAA